AGACTGGTTAACCCACGTTAAAAGAGAACGAGTATTAACAACTGAAAAGATAAACTCATGAAAGTAACATTTGAAGAAGAGGAATACAAGTTGCAAGTTCTTAAAAGTATGTGTGAGGAGTTCCCGGATGATAGTGTTTTCGAGATTACGAGAAAGCTAAACAAAGTGTTCGACATCACAGCAGGTTCAATCTTTAGAATAGACGTTGTAAAATACTATATCGAACTTCAAAAGATGAAAACATCAGTAACAAATTATTCATTTGAAAAGAAACAGCCATTTTCAGATAATGAAATGGACTACGGAACAACTGATTTCAATGTTACATTCGATCAACTTGGACCAGAAGAAAAAGAACTTTATTTAGAATCATTATAAATAACCTGCCTTTGTCGGGCGTATTACTATATTCACTAAATTTGAGAAAAATTAAAGATTATGAAAAAGGAAAAATTAGCAGAATTGTACAAAAAGTACGAGCTTGAAAAAGAAGATGTTTTTAAGCATCAACACTACATTATCATAACTAGGTCTGGTATTGATAAAATCCAAGCAAAGGAAAGAATAGAGATTAACTACGATGTTATCAACTGTGAGCCTACCTTTTGTGTAGTTAAAGCAAACGCAAAAAAAGAAGGTGCATTTATCGAAACATTTGGAAGTGCCTTAAAAGGTGTGAGTATGAAAGATGGCAACTGTAATACGTGGTATGTTATGGAAATGGCGGAAAAGAGAGCAATGAGCAGAGCGGTTTTAAAACTTACCGGATTCTACGAGTTAGGCGTATTCGGTGAAGATGAATCAGAAGACTTTAAACGTTCTTAAAAATGGGATTCGCTAAATTAGATTTTATGTATGCAAGGGAGTTGCAGGACATACCAGAGCCATTAATAGAAGTTTACAAGGCTGAGGATTGGCAGTTATCACAAATAGAAATGCTTTTGAATACTTCGACTTTTGACGATGAACAAAAGAACTACATTGAAGGAAATTTAGATCACTACTCACAAGAAGAAGCCTTTAAAATTATCGAGAACCTACAACAGAATCAGATTGACCAAGTTGATAGCGGTTTCAATTACAACCAAACGGATATAAACAATAAATTAAATAAAATAGTATGAACGCAATAGAGCAAATAAAATTAGGAAGTAGTGTTTATGTTCCAAGAGATTTGATGAAAGAAAATCCTTACATAGTTGTTAAAGTTTTTAATAAAAAAAATCAAGAGTTTTTAATAAACACAATAACTAATGAAAAATTTGATGTAATTAAAGTTATAGCTTGTAACGAAGATGATTGCAAAATATTCACTATTAGCGAAGATGGTTATGTATTTAAAATAAATAATATAAAAATAAAATAGTATGAAAGTAACAGGAAAAATCAAAGTAATCTTTGAAACGCAAACATGGGATTCAGGATTTACAAAAAGAGAGTTTGTAGTAACAACTAACGAAACGTACCCGCAAGACATTAAAATTGAACTGGTAAAGGATAAGTGTAGTTTATTAGACTTATTCAATGTTGGTCAAGACGTGGAAGTGTCAATTAATTTGAGAGGTAACGAATACAACGGTAAATACTACGTAACCGTTCAAGGTTGGAAGATAGACAAAACAGAACCTTCTAACTTAGAAACTGCAAAGGCAACAGCACAAGCGGTAGGATATGAAGAGGAGGAGGATGATCTGCCATTTTAAAAAGTAAACAACAACCCCTCCGAAGCTATGACTTAATACCGAAAGGATTAACTCGTTTTTGTTAGACGCAAGACTTCCAAAGTGGAAATAATCTTGTAAGAGTGGAGGAGGGGTTTAAAATATTTACTATATTTGCAAAGGTTCGGTCTCACACAATAGAACCAAAAGAGATTTAATTAACCCTCTTAATGAATTTGGAAGTGAGACCCCAAAGGATTTAAGGGGGTTTTAATTTTATATAATATGAATTACGAAGAATTTTTACAGAGTAAGCGACATTTAATAGGTAATAGCGGTTTTGAAGCTAATTTTATACCGGATTGCGCATTTGAGTTTCAGTCTTACATAATTGAAAAGGCAGTAAGAAAAGGTAGAATGGCTATATTTGCCGATACTGGATTAGGCAAAACCTTAATGCAGTTGTCAATAGCTCAGAATGTTGTTAACCACACTAATAAGAATGTTTTAATCCTTACGCCCTTAGCGGTTGGTTTTCAGTTCTTAGAAGAAGCGGAAAACAGAAAGATAACAGATGACATTCAGCAAACTATTAAAGGGGAGTTTAACAAAAAGATAGTTGTTTGTAACTATGAAAGGTTGCATTATCTTAATGCTAAAGACTTTGCTTGTGTGATCTTAGACGAAAGCAGTATTTTAAAAAACTTTGATGGCAAGATTAAGCAACAAGTTACTAGCTTTGTTAAAAAGATTCCTTACAGATTCTTATCAACTGCAACACCTTCTCCGAATGATTTTATAGAACTTGGAACAAGTAGCGAGGCTTTAGGTTATATGGGTTATATGGATATGTTAACTAAGTTCTTTAAACAGAATAATAACGCAGTAGATTCTACTAATAGGAATATAGGCGAAAAGTTCTATTTAAAACCACACGCAGAAAAGGATTTTTTCGCATGGGTTAATCAATGGTCTATTATGGTAAAGATGCCTAGCGACTTAGGTTTTAGTAATGATGGTTATATTTTACCTAAATTACACACTAACAAACACGTTGTAAAGAATCAGAGCCTTATTGATGTTAACGGACAAATACAAATGTTTACACCTATTGCTAAATCAATGACAGAGGTTAGACATGAGCAAAAGCAAACCATAAAAAACAGGTGCGAAAAGGCAATAGAATTAACAGGAGATAAGACTAGTGTTTACTGGTGTAACTTTAATGAAGAAAGCAGACTATTAAAAGAACTCGATTCAGATGCTCACGAAATAATTGGAAGCATGAGCATAGAGAAGAAAGAGGATATTTTAATTAACTTTGCAAAAGGAAATATACCAAGAATAATAACAAAAGCCAAGATGACAGGAATGGGGTTAAATTGGCAACATTGTAACCATTCTACATTCTTTCCTACTTGGAGTTACGAACAATACTACCAAGCTATTAGACGTTTTTGGAGGTTTGGACAAAAGAACGAGGTTAACATTGATTTAGTTATTAGTGATGGTCAAACAAGGGTATTAGAAGCCTTACAACAAAAGACAGATAAAGCCATAGAACTATACGAAAACTTGACTAAGAATGTTAACCAGACATTCGAACACAAGAAAAAAGAATTTTCACAAGATATTATTAAACCTAAATTTTAAGAACATGAAAGTAAAAGAACAATTAATTACCGATCAATTTGCTATCTACAATAGCGACTGTATGTACGTGCTACCTACATTAGATAGCGAAAGTATAGACTTATCAATTTATTCACCACCATTTGCAGGGCTTTACAACTATTCAAGTAGTGAGAATGACTTTAGCAACTGTGAAACAAAAGAACAGTTCTTAGAGCAATACGAATTTTTAGTTAAAGAGATTGCAAGAGTAACGAAAGCAGGTCGTATTACTGCGGTGCATTGTACTGATGTATTCGATAATACTTGTAGGCTTTGGGACTTTCCTGCTGAGATCATTAAAATACACCACAAATACGGCTTTGAATATAGAAACCGTATAACAGTATGGAAAGAGCCTTTGAAAGTTCGTATGCGTACAATGGTTCAAAGTTTAATGCATAAATTTGTAGTTGAGGATATGACTAAATGTTTTACGGCTATGCCTGACTACGTTTTAATCTTCACGAAGAAAGGTGAAAACCAAGTGCCAGTAACACACCCAGAAGGATTAAAAAGATACTTTGGAGAAACACCTGTACTACCAAATATTTTGAACGCTTGGAACAATGCAAACAAAAGCAACTTAAACTCTAAACAACTTTGGGAACACTTAAACAAAGAGTACAAAAATCACAAAGACCCTAAGAGCAATAAATTAAGCCATTATATTTGGCAGCGTTACGCTAGTGCGGTTTGGGATGATATTAGAATAGATAATGTTTTACCGTTTAGAGATTCAAAAGAAGAAGATGACGAAAAGCACGTACACCCTTTACAACTTGATGTTATTGATAGATTGGTAGAAATGTACTCAAATGTAGGCGAAGTTGTTTTAACTCCGTTTATGGGTGTTGGTAGCGAAGTTTATAGCCCTGTTTCAATGGGTAGAAAAGCCATAGGAATAGAATTAAAAGATAGTTACTTTAAACAGGCTAAAATTAACTTAGAACACGCTCCTAGTAGGTTTAAAAATGAAGTAGAACAAATTAGTATTTTAGATCAAATATGAAACAATTAGTAATTAAGTGGGCAGAAGATAGAGGATTGATGAAGCCCGGAAACCATTATAAGCAAACTATTAAACTATCTGAGGAAGTAGGCGAACTTTCGGGAGCTATCTTAAAACAGAATGACGAAGAGGTAAAAGATGCTTTAGGAGATATTCAAGTAGTTTTAATTATCTTAGCCGATCAATTAGGTTATGACCTTGATGAATGTTTAGAAAGTGCTTATAACGTCATTAAAGATAGGACTGGTAAAAATGTAGCCGGAACTTTTGTAAAAGACAATTAGATTTATTAATTTTGTAGAGAGGTTTGCGGAGGCATCCCAGTAAAAAGGTTTACACAGTTCCTTTCCCTCTCTTCTTTTTTAACTGTGTAAAAAAACTGTAATAATATGGCAACAGATAAAAAGGGTTTTCTGCTATACGCAGATCAAAAAGAGTTATTCGAACAACTACCAAACGAAAAGGCAGGTGAGTTGATTAAACATATCTTTAGGTATGTTAATGATGAGAACCCAGAAACGGACGACATTATATTAAAACTTGCGTTCACGCCAATTAAACAACAGTTAAAGAGGGATTTAAAGAAGTTCGAAGATCGAGCAGATAGAAGCCGAGAGAACGGCAAAAAAGGCGGCAGACCAAAAACCCAAAAAACCCAACAGGTTAAATTAAAACCCAAAAAACCTGATAATGATAATGATAATGATAATGATATTAAAGATACTAACGTATCTAAAGCGTTCGAGAGTAAAAGTAAATTTTTAGAATGGTTTAACGGTGGTAAAAAACATTACACAGGTTCAGAGGGTAAAACAAAAGATTTGAAAGGAACAGACTTAAATAATTTTAACTACCTAAACAAAACATATTCACGTAAAGACTTTGCACACGCATTGAAATTAATGTCTTACTCAAAGTGGGTTCAAGAGAATGCAATGTTTACTCCTGCTCACTTCTTACGATCTGATAACTTCACTAAGTACCTAAACCAAGAACTTAAAGATGTAATGTCTCCTGACGAATGGTATCAATACCAACTTAAAAACATGAACAAATGATTTTACAAAAAGACTTCGGTTTAAAATATCTCGAGGACTTTCGCGAGGGTAAAATCAAAGAAGGTTTAGGAATAGGATTTCAGCCAATAGATAAACACCTGCGTTTTAAAAACGGTCAATACAATATCTTCATAGGTTTGGACAACGTAGGTAAAACAGATTTTATTCTTTGGTGGTTTGAAATGATTGCTTTGATGCACGACAAAAGATGTGTTCTTTGGTCTGGAGAAAATAGTCCGGAACAACAAAAGAGGAAACTAATGCAGATGTATTTAGGGCAGTCGATAAAAGATGTTGACTACAAATCAATGCAAAAAGCAAAGATGATTATTGAGCATCACTTTGACTGGGTGGACATAAAAGAAACATATTCACATCATGACCTTTTAGATATTTACGCAAATAGCGGAAGCGACATATTTTTAATTGACCCGTTCAATGGATTAAAACATGATCACAAGATACCACAATTTGAAAGGAATTATGAGTTTTCAAATGATGTAAGGAAGTTTTGCAATAAGGAGAATAAAACATTATATTTGAATGCTCACGTAATTAGTGAAGCAAGTAGAACGGTTTACCCAGTTAAACATCCTTTAGTTGGATATTCGAAGCCTCCTATTAAATCATTTATTGAAGGCGGACAACCTTTCGCAAATAGAGCTGATGATTTTTACATTATTCACCGTATCGTTAATCATCCTTCTTTGATGTACATTACACAATTGGAAGTAGTAAAAGTAAAGGACACAGAAACAGGAGGAACTCCAACAATGAAGGACGACCCCATTTGTTTTGAGTACAATTATGGAAACGGCTTTAAGTATAAGGATATGAATATTTGCGAACCTTCAACCTATTCTAATCCTTCAATTGATTTAATGGGTAAGGTAAGAATCAACAATCAACCGAAACAAGAAGCACCAAAAGAAGCAATGAAACCTAACTTACAATTTGAGCAACCTGCACCATTGATAAGAAATAATAAAGACGATGGGGATTTGTTTGAGTTTGAGGAAATATGGGATTAAAATAATAGACTATGAACATTAAAGAAGTGATAAACAACATTGACATAGTGTGTAAACCTATGGACAATAGAACAGACTTAACACCTGTTCAGCAACACGCAAAGGACACGCTACACGCATCACGTTTAACCATTGCTAAGTTGTCTCAGATCATAGAAGAGAAAGACGAACACCTAAGAATTAATTACGGTGCATACACTAAACAAGCCATTGACCTAAAGCGGGAACAAAAAAAAGTTATAGATTTGGAAAGTAGGATTAAAGTATTGATGCAGGATATTAAAGACCTAAAGCACCAGAACGAGGAATTTAAAAAGAATTTGAAGTTATGAGAACCTGCAAGAATTGTAAATCTAAATTCGAGCCGGTAAGGTCTAATCAAATAGTCTGTTCCCCTCTTTGTGCTTATGATTATTCAAAGAAACAAAAAGTTAAGCAATGGAACAAAGAGAAGAAGGAGAGGAAAGAGAAGTTAAAAACCCGTAGTGAACACCTAAACGAATTACAAGTCATATTCAACGCATTCATTCGAGAGAGGGATAAGAATCAACCTTGCATAAGTTGTGGTAAACCATTGAAAGGTAAATTTGATGCAGGACACTATAAAAGCGTTGGTAGTTATCCAGAGTTGAGATTTGACGAGAATAACGTACATGGTCAGTGTGTACATTGCAACCAACACAAAGGAGGTGCTATACACGAATACAGAAAGGGATTGATTGAAAGAGTAGGACTTCACGTTGTGGAATGGTTAGAGTTAAACCACGATCCTAAAAAGTACACCATTGAAGAGATTAAAGAACTAAAAGAAAGGTATAAACAAAAAACAAAAGAGTTATGAAAGTTTTACCAATAGACTACCAAGACACTAAAGAATGGCTTTTGTATAAACATTACGCAAAAAGAATGTGTAGTATAAAATATGCTTTTGGATTGTTTGTAGATGGTATGCTCAATGGGGTCGTTACTTTTGGAATGCCTCCAAGCAGTAATCTAGCAGAAAGTATTTGTGGCAAAGAATATAAAGATTATGTATTAGAGTTAAATCGGTTGGTCGTTAATGATGGTATGCCCAAAAATACTTTATCATTTTTTGTTTCAAACGCTATTAAAATGATACCAAACAATACTATAATAGTTTCTTTTGCTGATGCTAACATGAACCATAACGGTTATATTTATCAAGCTACTAACTTTATCTATACTGGCATTAGTTCAAACACATCAAAGCTAATAGACAAATTCGGTGAAGAGTTCCACTTTAGAAATATAGGTCATTATCAGAAAAATAACAAATTAAACGTAGCTTTAGTCAAAAGAAGATTAAACGAAGATTTGATAGACAAAAAAGAGATAGCAAATTATTTAAGAGAAAATAAAAAAGGGTATAAAAATACAGAGTTAGAAAAAGAATTGAATATACCAAAAACAACAATAGAGCATTGGTTTAGGCTTGATAATGGATTTAGTTTTCCAACAATAGAACATTGGTTAAAGCTAAAAGAAATTCTAAAATTTGATAATACACACGATGAAAAAATGATGTCTTTTGAGCTTGTGCCAGACAGTAATGAGATAATAGAAAAGTTGCAGTTAAAAAAGGTTGACATTAAGCCTAAACATAGATATTTATTTTTTAAAGGCTCTAAAACTTTTAAGAAAAAGTGTAAAAAGAATTTAAGGTTAGATGTTCTGGAATATCCAAAAGGAGAGAACAAAAGGTATAAATGCGAATACAACCCAAACATACAACTAAAAATACTATGAAGCTAAACTTATCCAACAGTCACGATATAAACAAGTTTAAAACCTATTCACAGACACTTTTAGATAAAGGTGCTAAGGTAGAGTTGAAAGAGGTTAAAAGTAAGCGGACGTTGAATCAAAACTCATATTTGTACGCGCTCTTTAGTCTTTGGTGCATAGAGTTTGGATATACTCTTCACGAGGGTAAGACACTTTTAAAGCGTGAATGCGGATTTATGACTTACGAAAAGAACGGACAGAAGTTTTTAAGGTCAACAGCCGACTTAGACACAAAAGAAATGACCGAGTTTATCGAATGGTTTAGAAATTACTCATCCAGTCAAGGGCTTTACCTATTAAGTTCAGAAGAGTATATTACTCACAGATTCGAGATAGATAAAGAAATAGACCGTTTCAAACCTTATTTATAAAAACATGGAAAAAGAAAAACTAAAAATTGAATTGATAGACTGGGAATATCGTTGTGGCGATGGATGTTGCACAAACTACGGAACAACCACAATAGTTAACAATGTAGAAATGCCATCAAACAATCAAGATACATCAACCATATTAAGAATTGTTTTAGAGCATTTAGGATATGAAGTGGAAATAGATCAAAGGTATGAGGATGAAGAAGAGGAATACGATGAAGATTTGGATTAACCTTATTTATAATCATTCTAAATTAACACCTAATGTCGGGCGTATTGTTTTAATAACTAAATTTGAACCATGCAAGTAACAATCAACATAAGCGGTGAGGAACTTTCGATAGAGGGTACTCACTACCAACAACACGAAACATACGACACTCCCGGATACAACGAATTTGAAATAAGTTCTGTTTACTATAAAGGGGTTAATGTAACCGACCTATTCGAAGCAATGGACTTGCTCGAAAGAATAGAGTTAGAATGCTTGGATAAGTTATGATTTTTAACGTATTGTATAAAATGCGTTGAGGAACGAAATGAATTTTATATGGTGTTATGCACCGTTAATTTTAAAAAAATAAGATATGAGTTGGAATCACAGAATATTAGCACACAAAGACGGAGATGAAATTTATTTTCAAATACACGAAGTTTACTATGATAAAGATGGTAAACCCGAAGGTTATACTGCAAATAGTGTAAGCGTAGGTGCTGAAAGTTTAGAGAGTATAAATTGGGTATTAGATAAAATGAAAGAGTGTGCTAATAAACCTATTCTTTTAGTAGATGGGTTTCCTAATGAGTATAATGGTGCATAACACCAAAGGAAATAATGTTTTAATATTGTTTCATAACTGTTAAAAATTGTATCTTTAAACATACAAAATCAACTAAAAATTGTATTATGAGAAATAAACTAATAAACTACCTATCGACCAACTACGGCAATTATCTTATGATCTTAGCAGTCTGCATAATCATTTTACTTGGGGCGTTGAGATAGAATTAAAATAATTTAGTTATATTTGCAATTATGAAGTACAAAATAATTCAAACGTCAATAGCTGTATTAGTAGGTCTAAGCATCTTAGCACTATCATATTTCGCACAACGTGAAGTAACAGCATTAGTTTTGTCAGTATTAATAATTAAGTTCATTGCAAACACTAAAAATGAAAGCTGACATAATATATTGGTGGTTATTTAACCCTTCAAAATACCAAAGGTATAGAAGTCTAATAAATGCTTTTTACTCAAAAGAAGAAGCGTATAAACGCATTTTAAGAGATAGATAATGAAAGAGAAAATAGATAACGACTATCAATACTTACCTATCAAAAGACGCAAGAAGTTCTACAAGTCTTTTGAACAAGTTAGAAAGAAGAAAAGAAACAAAGATCAAGCAGATGACTAATGGCTTCAAAGAATGAGAAAATATCTAAATCAATGGAGGGTAACTCTAACGCTGAAAAATGGACTTTAGAAGAGGCAATACTATTCTTTGATAAAGCAATAGAAAACGCATCTGACAAAGAAAGAGACGATAACGACTTTATAGGAGAGGTCGCTCAATCATTAGGTTATACTATTTGGACTTTCGATTATCTTACAAACAAATTTCCGGAACTTAAAAAGAAGTACGAAGAGGTAAAAAGGAATTGCGAGGCTAACTGTTTTGCAAACGGTAAAAAACAAAAGATAGCCCCATCAATGGCTATTATGAATCTCAAATCAAATCATGGATGGACAGATAGAGTGGATAACACCTCTAAAGACGAGAAGATACAAACTACACCAGTAATATCATTCTTTAAATCAGATGATGAATGAAATCAGGATTAACGATAAGTTCAAACCACTATTTAAGCAACCTAAAAATGTAAGATATTACATAGTCGTAGGGGGCAGAGGAAGTGGTAAGAGCTTTGGTCTTGGATTATTCGCAACTCTAAAAACTTACGAGCCTGATAACAGAATACTCTATACTAGATACACCCTAACGTCAGCGGGTATCTCTATTATCCCTGAATTTGTAGATAAGTTAGAACTGCTCAATAAAGAATCAGACTTTGACATTACCCGTCAAGAGATAACCAACAAGCAAACAGGGACAGACATCATTTTCAAAGGAATCAAAACAAGTTCCGGGAATCAAACGGCATCTTTAAAATCTATTCAAGGTATTACGGTTTGGATATTAGACGAAGCGGAAGAGTTAGTAGATGAAGAAATCTTTAACAAAATAGACCTTTCGATACGTTCTACCAAACAACAGAACATAGTTGTATTAGTTCTTAACCCTTCAAATAAGGAGCATTGGATTTATAAACGATTTTATGAGCGTAGAGACATTCCAGACGGGTTTAACGGCATTATAGACGACACTTGCTACATTCACACAACATACAAGGACAATATAAATAACCTTTCTGATTCATTTTTAAAAACAGTCAACTGGACAAAAGAGAATGAGCCTAATAAATACCGTCATTTATTCTTAGGCGAATGGAATGATGATAGCGATAATAAACTACTCCCTTTCAACTCACTTCAATTTGCACCTATACCTAATCACAATCATCCTGACATCGTTACTAATTTAGCAATAGCAGATCCTGCTGATGGTGGAGGGGATAAACTTTCTGTTATATTCTTACGATTAGTCTTTACAGATAACAAATTAAGAGCTTATGTGTGCGATGTTGTGCATTCTGAACAAGGTATTGAAAGTAACGCTATTCGGGTAATGGACAGAATAAGGAAGTACAAGACTGAACGGATATTCATTGAAAAGAACGGCGTAGGGGTTGCGCTAGTGTATCAATTAAACAACCTTAACGATACAGATTGCAGAGTACAACCGTATCAGGAGAAGATGAACAAGGATGCTAAAATTAACGCCCTTTATGAGTTTGTGAAGTCTCACTACATATTTAACGAGAAGTATTCAGAAATGGAAGATTACGAGCTTTACTTGAAAGACTTAACGTCATACGAAAGAGATGGAGACAACAAACATAAAAAAGATGCTATTGACGTAGCGTGTGCTGGTGCTAAAGCGATTAAAACAAATTACAGTAGTATGTTGTTCTTATAGATTCTCAACAATGCTATCTGCCACATCTTCGTAACCATTAGCACGAAGGATAGCCACACTTTCAGCAGTTCTTTTTAAATTCTCTGTTTTGGCTTTCTCATCTTCTTTCATGATTTCTAAATGAGAATAGTCTATCTCTAGCCATCTATTAAGACCATCTAACCCTAAAGACTTAGTGAAGCCTAAAGCAATATCTTCTGAGAATGGAATGATACAGTCTTGGTAAGCAGATTTAACACCCTGATCGTAGTTAGTAAAGGTAGATGCTTTTTCTCTGCTGAAAATGTTGTCATTTAGCCCGTAGTGGTCAATGATGATTTTAAAATCTTGGTCAACTTCCTCAAACAACATAAGGTCTTTAGTTGGGTAGCTCATTGAAGTCCAAGTTACAGGTGTTTCGCTCATTATAATATCCGCTTTACCTTGCTGCATACCGAACTTAGATTTATATGCTGACTGTATTCTCTTTTGGTCTTTCTCGTTTAGTCCTACACTCATATCCTGAGTGGCCGCACCCGATAAGATACCTAACGCAGCATCGTTGTTAATGATTCTATTTCTAAACCCTAAAGCGGCACGTAAATTTGCAATAGGTAGTTTCAATTCTTCGATAGGACTGATTCCTAATAACGGGCTATTTGGGTTAGCGGTCTTAAAGTGAATAAGGTTTTTAATCTCAAAATACTGGTATCCACTTTCGGTATCAATCCATATCTTTTCAATAATGTCATCTAAAGCTACTTGAGTATAAAGTTTGCCGGAATACTTGAATTGAAGGTCTGCAACGGGTAGCACGTACATTGATGTAGGTATTGGACTTGACAACCTATTCAAGTTAATAAAGCAGTTGCCGTAAACGTCATACGACCATGAGATTTGGCGAAGTAACTCATTACCATTTTGTAAGGGGTTTGGGTTCTCTAAAGCTCTGACTATCTCCGAATTTTCAACTTTGACCTTTTCCCCTCGTTCCATTCTGTATTCACACCAACGACCATTTGCCAACATATTGGCTTTCTTTGTCATTACTGCGGATAGGTGGGCTGTGGTAGTTGCGATCTCGTGAAGACCATTGACCGAAGTGTCTATTTTATATTCCCCTTTTGACAGGTTGTAGAGTTGTCCGAACGTCTGGAAGTTAGTTTGGGTATATTGGTCTTTTCCTCTGAAAATGTTATTAAAACCCTTAATGAAGAAGTCAGTTAATGCCATAAGATTTTTTAATTTATATGCAAATATATTATTTATATTTGTACTATTTAGAATGAATCTAAATAAATTGTTTAATTTTGTACATTGATGATAGAAACGTTGGAGCCAAAAATGATAATGATAGTCTATACAAATGGGGCTATCGCTTACTTTCCCGTTGAACAATGGGTATTATTTGAAGCGGCTATAAACGATTTTAGAAAGCAAAAAGAACTAATACAAAGTAATTAAAAAAACTTTCCTTATTTAGACTGATTCTAAATAATATTTTTATATTTGCGTTATGAATACCATAAAAGAGTTAAAAGAGAAATCTAACAAACCACTTCCAGAAGATTTGAAAAAGTCTTTAAAAAAGAGGGTTAAAGATATTGAAGAACAAAAAGTAATTAAGAAATGATAGTTTGTAAGGAGTTAGATCAGTCATTTAATACTAAGGAGGAGTTATTTAAAGCACTCCGCGAAAATGCTGACCGTCTTATTGACGTAAAAAAGTCTAATGTTTACAAATCAATCGACAAAGATTCAGGCGTAAAGAACAACGCGTTCAAACCTGATGAAACTATCAAAGCAGACTTAAACCAACGTGAGGGGTATATTTACCCAGTAATCAATACTATTGGATTTTTAGATTCTCATAAGGACTTACACGTTAAAGGTATTTGGAATAAATCAGTAAGGGAACAACAAGGGCGTGTTTCTTATGTTCTTGACCATAGACTAGAGATAGCCTCAACAATCACTTGGCGTACTGACGTTAAGATGTTGGTAAAAGATATTTCATGGGCTAGTGTTGGAAAGCCTTACTCTGGAATGACAGAGGGGTTAATCTTTGAAATTAGCAAAGAGGACATTGACCATGAAGCAGCAAGGAAAGCCCTTGATAAAGGTTGGGATGTAGAGAATAGCGTTCGAATGCGCTACATGGACGTTAAACTGTGTTACAACTCAGAAGCTCCGGAGGATAAGGAGTATAAAAAGAATTTTGATAAATATTACCCACAAATAGCAAATAAAGATGATTTCGAAACAATAGACTGGTTTTACGCTGTGTTACAAGCACAGATAGTAGACGAGGGGTCTATGGTAACGAATGGTTCTAATAGTGCCACTAGGGTAATTAAACATATTGAGCCGTCCGATGACACTCAAGAAAGCAACGAAGCCGTCAACTCGCACAACGACACTTTGGAGCAAAAAGGAAAACTAAGTATTTACAATTTTAATTAAAGCAAAATGAAAAAAACATTCGTAGAATTTCTTGCTTCAAAGAGTATCAAACAAGATGAGTTTGATGGATTTGATGCTGAGAAAAAAGCTGGTTTGTACAATGAGTACAACACAGAATTAAAGTCATTCATTGACGAACTAGAGAAAAACGTTGATGGTAAAGTTACTAAAGAAGAACTTCACAAGGCGTTGAACGATCTTAGAGAAACTCAACTTAATCAAATGAAAGATTTGAACAAGACTATTGAGGCAATGGGATTGAAAATTATCGCAATGAATGAAGGTGCTAAAGCAACTAAAGGAGAAACTTTGAAAGATTCTCTTATTGCTAACGTTGATAGAATCAAAGGCCTTAAATCAGGAAAAGAAGGTTTTGACTTCGAAGTTAAGGCAGCGGGTACAATGCTTGAAAGTACAAACATTTCAGGTGGTAACGTTCCAGTTGAACAAAGAATCGAAGGTCTTAACACTATCGCTTCAAGAAGAGTAAGATTCTTAGACGTTCTTTCAAGAAAAGGAGCTTCTAGTAATATCATTTCTTGGGTTTACCAAGCAAACAAAGATGGTGCTGCTGGAGGAACTGCTGAAGGTGATTCTAAAAATCAAATTGATTTTGATTTAGTAGTTGCATCTCAAGCTGTTGTTAAGAGAACTGCTTACATCAAAGTTTCAACTGAAATGCTTGACGATATTTCTTTTATCGAAAGTGAAATCAGAGCTGAGTTGATGAGAGAGTTATTGAAAGATGTTGAAAGTTCAGCATTCTCAGGTAACGGAACTGCTCCTGCATTGAATGGTGTTTACACCGTTGCAACTGCTTTTGCTGCTGGTACATTTGCCGGAACTGTTGACAACGCTAATGAGGTTGACGTTCTTGTAGTGGCTATGAACCAAATTGCAATCGCTGAACAAGATATGCCAAACGCTATCTTCATGCACCCTTCAGATGTTACTGCTTTGAAATTAGTAAAAGTAAGTTCATCTGATAAGAGATATGTTGAGAGATTGGCAATGATCGGAGGTGAGTTGATGTTGGATGGTGTAAGAATCATCCCAACTACTTTGGTTTCTGCTGGAACTTACCTTGTAGGTGATTTCAACAAAGCATCTCTTTATGAGAAAGAATCAATCAGAATCGAAATGGGGTTAGACGGAAACGACTACACCAAAAACCTTAGAACTATTCTTGCTGAATGGAGAGGGGCGGTTGTTGTTAAAAACAACGATAGAACTGCTTTCGTTAAGGGAACATTCGCTACTGATAAAACAGCCTTGGAAACACCTTAGTTTTAGGTTATACAAACAAACGGCTCACTATCTTCGGGTAGTGGGCTTTTTGTAGTAAAAAAAAGATCGTTATGAGTAAAATTAAAGCAATAGTAAAGAAGCCTTTTAATGGACTTTCAGAGGGTTCAGAAGTAGAACTAAAGGATAAAAACTTTAAAGAGCTTTGTAAACTTGGTTATGTTGATTTACTAATCGAACCAGAGGAAGAAAAACCAAAACAAACACGTAAACCACGAACTAAGAAATGAGCGTAATATTAACACAATCAATGTTTATCGGGGAGTATGCTATTGCTGCTGGTCAATTAGGTGCAACCGATTTACAGAATATCATTGACAGAGTAGAGCCACAAACTA